CCCATCTTTAATAAAATGGCAATGAGGATACATAGTTAATTTGTATGTTCCGGTGTTATATAAATCTGTCATTATGTACTGAAGTTGGTTTTTCCAATCGCTACAATAATTATCTAGTTTTTTACCGCTATAGATAATTTCATTGCACGTTTCACCTTGCCATTCAAAAAATATTTGTTTTGCTTTATAATCAATATCTATTACAGTAGGAGTGTATGGTTTGTCTTTATATTTTAATAAATTTTTTACTTCATTATCAAAGAACCATTCAGTTACTGTAGAAGTATACAGTGTTCTATTAGCATCTTCTTGTTTTTGGTATTTGTTTAACCAATCATAATTAGCACAAAATATAGTACGTTCTGGATTAAGTAGTGGCTCGTAGGTTTGTTGAGACATGCATCGTATGCCGTCCTCGTCTAATTTTAAAAAAGGTATCCAATTATTAATCGAAATCACGAACTTTATATCCTACACGAGGTTGATCGCTAAAGAAACAACTAGCGATCCATTTAGTTCCTTGAGTGATCAACCGACTTTCATGAATTGTACTCCAGTTTGTTACTTCATCATAGCACTGTTCAAAGTACAAGAATGAACCTGCTTTTGGTTGTATTTCAACATTTAATTTTGGAAAATAGGTTTGGCCGCCTACAAAATTGTCATTCAAAAAGAATATACCGGTTCCTACTCTGTCGCCGCCGTATTTGTAATAGTTTATTTGTCTCGGATCGTACGGGTAATCGTGATGCAGATCTAAATACTGCCCTTCGACATAGTTATAGATATCTATAGCTTCAATATGGCTGTACGGAATTTTTGCAGAATTCACAATCGCTGTGGCCAACATATCATAATGATAGGGATCTACTCCTAGACTTATTCCTCTGTTTTCTACTAATTCTGTTACCTGTTGAAAAGATTCTTGTCTACTTTGTATTCCGGAATTAGGATTCATCCCATTTCTAGAATGTCTTTCAATAATACTATTACATGCTTCTATAGACAAAAGATTATCAAAAACACTTATCCTTGGAATGTCTAAATGTTTGTGCTCAACCACTGAGGTCAGAACACTGATGTTAATAGCTTTACTGCCCTCTTCTGTTTCTATTCGTTCAAAAGAAACCTGCTGAAGTTCAAACAGTACCTGAGGTTCTGCATTTATATCGCATTTTTCTACTAGAATAGAGGATCCATCTTTGTCAGATAAGATAAATCCATAATCTTTAGCATCATTAAACCATTTAACTATTCCGTATTCTATCATATATGTTTATCCGCCCTGATGTCAGCACCGCAATCACATCGTGATCTATTGCAAATCACAGATTTCGGCCATTGATCAATGTTAAAATCTTTAACATTTCCGAGATCGATCATTCCACAATTGCTCCAAGAAATATTACCCTCGGGTGTAATTAGTAAATTTTCTTTTCCAGAAAAACAAGTCCACCCTAGAAAATTGTTAGTATCATTTTTCATTAATTGATCTGGATCTAACACCGAAGTTGATCCGTCGTCGTATACCGCTGTAGTGTCAATGTCCTTTAACCAACCATGAGAAGCTTCTAGTTCGCTAAATCGGTCTTTGGTAAATTGCCAGCTTGGGGGAGTGTCTAACAATGCTAACTGTTCGGGAGACCACTGATATGTGTAATTTGCTCCTGCCCAATTATCGACTGGTTTGATTAGTATAATTTTTATATTTTCTAATGATTTTAATTGAGAAACCCATGAGTTAGCTAAATCCCAATGCTTAGGATCCATCATTACATAAACAATTACAAAACTTTGATCTGTTAAAACTTTGATTTTTTCAATATCAAATTTATGTTGACTTGGATGCATGGTTAAACACCAAACATCTGCTAGATTAGCGACTTCTTTATAGAATCTAGCTGTCCTAACATTATTACTATCTACTGTGATTTTAATTCCAGTCCCTCGAAGCATTTTTAATATATCGATAAACTGAGGATGAGTAGTAACTTCCCCACCAGTAATTCCAATATATATAGGTTGCGTAAACTGACTGAAAAACTTTTTGTAAAAATCTAAATCAATAGTTAGATGTTTTCCAGTCCTAAATTGAGAAGGGCAGTATTCACAGGCATATACACAATTAGTGGTCATTTGCCAAGTAATTTTTAATGTGTGTTGATTACCGGATTGAATTTTAATTAGTTTTTTCATTTAGTTTGTTAATTTTATTTTGCCATTCTGCATCAACTTCCGATAATACGTTTTGTAATTGTTGCACTACCCAATTAAAATTTTTAATGTAATGATATTTTTTATAACTTTCTTGATTGTCTGTGTTTATTAGCGCAGGATCAAAATGACTTAACGGATAACTTTCTAAATTAATCACTGTACCATAAGACGGGTAATAATTAAAATATTTTTTAATTTCTGTTCTTGCGATTTCAATATCGGAATCGTTTGCTAAAAATTCAAAAGGAGCAATTTCATCCCGTTTATTAAACCCAAAACGCTGTGCAATAATGAGACTCAGGAACGTATTTAATCTATCTGGTCTTTCAACTACAAATATATCGTATGTTTTTGCATCCAGCGATTGAGCGTACCAGTCCTGTATAATGATCGATCGATCAATGTGCGGTCCGTGTATTTTTAATACTGTGTTGGCATCATCTATTTTATAAAATGCTTTTTTAATTTCTTGATCATTGTTAAGATCTAAGTTGAAATCAGCAAACACTTCGTCTTTAACAATGGCCCGGCGACATGCATAAAATAACACAGTGGCTCGTGTTCTTGGCAGAGTATACAACATTACAGGTTTCATAATTCTATAACCGGGTCACTGATAGTCCAACCACGTTCTGTTAATGCATCTTTAAATTTTAAAAACATATCGTGATTAAAAAAATATTTCATAAATTGATTTATATCGTTAGCTGTTTCCCAAATGGTAGTAGATGACTTTGATATAATATCCCAAACTTCCATATCTAAGGGATAGTTTCTTATACTGTAGTCGATGTTGGCCTGTCTCCACCACACATCGAGCTCAAAAATAAATTCTTCTCCGTATTTTAAAAATAAGATATTTTCAACTGCAGAATCAAATTCTTTGTAGTTTTTATAATCTGCATTTAGATTAGAAATTTTAATCGAACATCGTTGCATTTATAATTCCAGATTATTTAAAATTTGCCTAGCAGCCTTTTCATTTGTTTTGATACCATTATGCATTAAATCTCTTGCTTTATCACAGCTATCATTTATTTTGTCGCAATCTAATAATTTTTGTGTACCTGAAAACAAACTAGCTTCGTAATATTTTGTACGATTATTCCATATTTGTCGACTAGCTAATTGTACAAATAATGCTTGACACCTAGCATGTTCTTCATCCTTGTTCCAATGATAAATGTAGTTGTTATCTTTAATATCCCAGACTCCGTAATGTTCCACATATTTTTTATAGTAATAAACCGTTCTAGAATAATCAGTCCACAAATGTACTATTGCTAAAGGGGTTGGATATCGTTGATTTAGTATTACAGAATTATGAAAAGAAGACATCATTGAAGATCCGCCTATTCCCATATTAATTGTAGGTATTCCAGATTGTTGTTCAATCATTGTTGGTATAGTGTGTTGATCATCAACTCCTGTACCAAAAACTACCGAACACCCAAATACAACTATTGAGTTAGCCCAATCAATTTTTTTAAATTCTTTTGTTCTATAACCATCTGAATTAACCGAATATTTTACTGGCTGTGTTCGATAAACCCAATTGTCTTTTTGAGTTTTTAAATTTGTTTCGAATAACTGTTTAGTATCAGTTCCATAAAAATTGCTGTCAATGTCAGGATCAGTTTTAATAAAATTAAGTTTTTTTATTTCTTTACTGGTCGTAGAAAATATTAAATTTTGCATTAGTTTCGCTGTTATTTAAGGCCCAGCTCTTGACGAATTTTTGTGGCACTGATGTCTGTGATTGTTTCCTCAAATGTTTCCTCGCCACTGGTATAACCTACACCCCTGCCCCATCCAATGTGTACGATATTCGGAACTACTTGTATTTCGTATTGCCCTTGATATATTGGATCTAAATCTCGACGAATAAATGATTTGACTTTTTCTACTTCAAAAGGATTGCTACCTTGCCAGCCTTGAACATCACGTATTTGAATAACCACTTGCCCTGTACGTTGTATTAATCTTTCAAACAGAGCACGATGACCGTCATGCCACGGCTGCCAACGACCTAACATCTGCACTGTTTCTTGTTTCCAATTAAAGACGGGGCGACGACGATTATCAATGATGTGTTGCCCGATAAACTCAGCCCACTTTTCTGCATTCTGTTCCGTGACACGGAAATCATACACTTCAGGTTCTACAAAGGCTGCATTGGTATCAGCATAACGTCCTTCACGTATGGTATCCATCCAAATGGTCCAGTCTGCTTTGAAGTTGTTGCGCATTTCTACCAAGGGTGCAACAAAGTCACAGATAACATAGTCACCGCCGGCTTCTATGCTGAACTGGAACATACGCAAACTCTGACGAATACGGCCATCATTGCTGAAGTCCCAGTCGTTGTACTTGCGACGAATATCATCTGCGTTGAACCAAGTTACCTTGGGTTTAAAACCAGTTATGGGTAACATCTCAGCGTGACTCAAATCTGCTGTTCCGTGTTTTTCAAGATACTTTTTAAGAGCATCTGCTAGTGTTGTTTTACCTGAGCCTGGTAGGCCCATAATTAAAATTCGTTGTGTCATTGGGTAGTTCCTATAATCATATATCGCGTGTACAGTGGCAGTTTGAGTTCGCCAGCCCATTGTACTTTTACTTGACTCTGTTCTACAAAATGTTCTAAATCTTTTGCAATACGTATGTGTTCTGGAATATCATAATTATTACTCTGTAATACTAATAGACTGTTATGTGGCATTCCACTCAACCATAGATCATATTGATCCTGTGTGATATGTTCGCAACTGGTATTGATAATAACATCGGCATCACTACGCATGGCACACATGTCTGCGGTCACTGCCCGAAACTTGCCTGCCATTTCTTCTTTCTTATTCATCATTATAGCAATAGGTTCACACGTGGGATCGATATCAACGCTACGAATATTCTTAATGTAAATATCACTCTGGAATAGCATACTAGCGAGTACCCCGACCCAGCCGCCATGAATATCAATGCTGACAAACTTGTTTACATGTTTTCGAAGATTAGTGATTAACCACTCTTTGCTATTAAGTTGGCCCGACCAAAAGGCATCCATGGTCCTTATCGGATCTGGACTTTGACGGATAGCCTGCATCCAATAATGTAAATGTTCTAGATCAATTTGCATTTTGGTATCTTTGAATCCGCCGAACTTACACAGCTAGGTGTAACACATATTTTTGGTTCTGTAAACAAATCAAATCCCTCTGTGAGTGTGCCCAAAGGCTGATCATGACAACTATATGATCTTTTAACTTCATTGCTTCTTATTATAACACTTTGATAGCCACTATTGCAACTCCAACCTTGAAATTTATTGAAATTAAATGCATTAAATCTTTCGGCCTGATCAAATAAGTATTCTTGGCCATTTTGATCATACAGTGCTATTTGATATAGATCTTCATCATCTACTTTCTGAGGAAATCCTGTTTGCATAATATCAATCATTTCATCAGTGTAACCACTTACTACAAAACTAGCAGTAGGATCACTCTGAGGTTTTAGAGTGACGTTGATACCACGTTTAACAAATCTTTCACAGCGTTCATATAATTCCCAAAACTGTTCAGGAACCATTACTTGATTGATAGTAATATACACATTATCATAGATTAATTGCAGACACTTGTCACCAAATTCTTGTTCTTTAGCCTGTTCTGCGTGAAAACTAGCAGTGATACTTCTGCGCTGTAGATCTCTAGTGGCATGGCACCAAGCTCGCCACCATTTGGATCCTGGTGAAAGATTAGTAGTCATGTGTACGCTTTGGTATGGTGTGTTGGGTCCATCGTCCAAATGTTGTATTAGTTGTATCAGTTCTTTATAGGCTGTGGGTTCACCGCCCGAGAAACTCCAATGGAACTGATTGAATCCATTCTGCCTCGCCTGACGTTTGATTTCATCCACGGTGTGTTTGTAGACATCCAAACTTTGATAATCCTGTATGTCTGATCTAGCATAAGGCCAACAATAGGAACAAGAATAGTTACAGAAGCGACCCAAAATCCAACTGGTGGAGAACAAAGGGCGAGATAACATGGTCCGTTGTCCAAAACGTACGATGTCTTGGAATGGTATTTTTTGAAAATCGATTGTCATAAACTAGTCATATTTAACCGTAAATAAGGTTGTGTTCGTAGAAACGAGAGTATATAATATACATGTGGTCGTGAGTGGAATGGCATACCTCCAGTCCGTTGTGAAACGCACCAGGGAAAGGGCAACGTCTTAGACAT